CGGGGGTGCCATATCTAAAACGGACATAGTCTCCTCCTGTCCATTGAGCCTCAGCTCCGGTAGGAGTAACTTGTTTATTGAATCCGGGTAAAAAGTTTACTTTTTGTAGCATAGAAATCCGTTTCTATTACAAATATACTAGATTGTGGTGTAGATCAACTACTTAGGGATGCCTAACATAGGGCGTTTATCAAAGAGATTTGTTTGAGCAAAAGGACCGTTCGCATGATTGTAATGCAGAAAGACCTGAGAGCATACTGTTCCCTGAAAAGGTTCTCTCCAATGTTCTAGATCGCAGCCAGAATAAATAAGCATATCTCCAACTTTAAGATCTACGCGGACTCCTGTCGGAGCTCCAGGTTTATGAATCTCTTTCTCCTCATCAACCACAAAGTCGGCTCCTGATGGATCAAGAAAGATAGGCCAAGGATCTCCGCCGAGATGCAAGGTGGTAGAAACCTCACAGCTTGGTCTATCCTTATGTCTTCTTAGTTTATTTCCTTTTTCGTAAAGGCGCGTGTATGAGTACGTTGGAACTAAATCCATGCCTGTTTTCTCTTTCATAATGGGTCTCATATACTGAAGCAACGTGTCCATAACCCAGTCGCCATATTTAGAATAGGCTCCAGGTACCTGTTTATCAGTGCGTTCTCCGATAAAAGGATTAGCAGGACTCACTTTATTGTGCTTCAGCATCCAGTCCACAACGTCTCGCTGCATCATCATATAGTTGAAAATGAAGTTTGACATTTGCTCAGAAAGCGCTCCTTTGATGACTTGGTATTTTTTTATTTTAAAAGTCATTGACGCCTCATCATAGGAATAGGATAACGAAGAGGGGCTCCTCCTTCTCCTGCTATCGTCTCAAAAAAAGTAATTAAAGTCAAACGATCCTCTTTCTTTGTACCATAATTTTCAGCCGCGTGCCATTGATGACCATCAAAAAGGACTAACCTATTAAAGTTAGAATGAAGATCTACAATCTTTTCAAAAGAATCATTAGCTTTCTTTCTCCACTGTTCGTGGGAGGACGAGCCTTTAAGATCTTTAAAGGACGCTGTTTTTTTATCAGTATAAAAAGGATTAACAGCAAATTTCTTTGGTGTATAAAGAGAGGTACCACTCTCGGGATGATGACTTAAATAAATAATTACTGTAAATTCATTGGTGTCATCACGATGAATCCAACCACCTTTGCCATACGTTTTATAAGGAATCTTTTGAAAATGCTGAATAGCTTTCCATTTAAGCTGTTCAACGTGCATAGGGAATAATAACATCATGATTTTTCTAGTTGACCAATCAAAAAAAATTTTATCAACCTGATCTAATGGAAGTGATCGGGTCCCAGGCCAATGATGCTCTTCATCTTTTTTATAATTAAGTTGTTTAGAAAAATTTATAATCTTGTCAGGATCATCAAAAAAATTATCAACAATTAAAGTAGGCCACATCATTTCGTTTTAAACATAATGATGTTTTACCTGTGGAAAATGAGGAGGTGTCACTTGATCAATGTCTCCATTCTTGTCTCGTCTTACGTGAAGTTGCTTGGGCAAATAAAATAAAGCTCTGATCTCATCATCCGTCTTAAGAACTTGTCCTTCCAGAGGAAACTCATCCGCCTTAAAATTTGTAATAACAGCTGGAACAATGGGGATATTTAATTCTTTGGCCACTACCATTCGATTATTACCTACAATGACTTTTATTTTATTTCCATAAGACTTACTATTATAGTGGCAATAAACAGGATCTCTAAATCCATGCTTGGACATTGAAGCCTTTAAAGCATCATGAAAAGATTGTTCCTGGCCATTGATAAATTCAGCACGAGTTAAATGATCAATCTTTTCTCGGGGTAATTTTGCATAAATAGTTTGAATCATCCTACTTTTCCTTCTTTATTGACTTGAATAAAATTAAAAGAAACAGAGACACGCCAACCCTTTTCTCCTTTTTCTTTGGATTCATTCATTTCTACACCGTGCGATAACCATGCAGGAAACATAATAATCTGTCCTTCGATAGCAGGATAGATCACCACGCGCCATAGGGCTCTAGGTATTCCTTTCACTCGTCGAGGCATTATAATATTGGGACCTGGCCTTGGATCTTCAACAAATAAACTTCCTGAATTATTAGGAACTTTCACATAGTAGACACCTGACCATTGAGAGTTGGGATGCAGGTGCTGCTTGTTGTAGGACCCTGGATAATTAATATTGGCCCACATATTCCCTAAACCTGGTTTAGGTTCCATGCCGTAGTCTTTAAAGATTTCATCTTGCATAGCAAAGAGTTCATCGGTCAAAGGGTTATATTCCTTTTTTAAATTCATATCGATAGGACTGTGCCAGCCGCCACCGGCATTCGTTTTTGTTTCAGTCTTATCTTTTTTACTCCAGCCTTTAATCAAGGGGAATAAATACTTGTTCATCTTTTTAGGATCCTTAACCATTTTAAAATAGACAGGAGTCGGGAATAAAATTTCGCGGTTCATTTAAACGGAGGTCCTCCAAACCACATCACCAAGGAGCATCGGATACCTTTCTTAACTTTAGCCACTCGATGACGAATTAAACTACAGAAGAAAATGGCTTGCCCTTGTAGAAGTTGAGGAGGCTTATTCCCTTTAGCCATAAATTCCAGGTCTCCTCCTTCAAATTCCTGCTGAGGAGAAAGCAAAATAGTCATGGATATTTTTCGAACGGGAGGTTCCAACATACAATTAACGTCGGCGTCCATGTGCCAGTCATAAAATCCTCCTTTAGGGTATTCGGTGAATTGTCCAGGCTCCGTAATCGTCATGCCTTCATAACCAAAATGATTTCCATTTGCTTGAAGCATACTATGTTCAATTCTTTTATACATGTCAGGCATCGCTTTAAAAGGAATCCAGCTGATGGTTGCGATTCTCAGTTTAGTATCATACTTACCCGTGACTTTTTCTTTGGTCCCTACTCTAGCCTCTTCAGATTTTTGCTGACGACCCATGTTGATAATATCCTGACATTGTTCGGGGGTAAAGATCGGTTTAACGGTATTAGCCAGTAAAGATCTCCACTTTGGTTCATAAATCATTAGGTCGTCCTTGATCTTAATGGGTCATAAGTTACATCACAATTACACACGAGCGTTCTTCTTGTTGCTTTTTTATTGGTGAAAGGATAAACGACATGACGCACGTCATAGGGGAAAATATAAAAATCTCCAATCTTCATTTTAGGAGAATAATCAGCTGTACAAAATTGACCGCTTGCACTCCCTAAAATTTCAAGTTGTCTATTCTTCGGTTGATCGGGTCGTGCAATTTCAGGTCCCATATCTTTGGGAAGTTTAAGAATCATCACCGAGGATAAACCGGTAAAAATTTTACCTCTATGAATATGAACTGGATTATAATCGCCTGCTTTCATTTCATTAACCCAGATTGAATAGATATCCATGTGATACTCTTGAGTTCTATTCCAATCTAAATAATGTTTAAAAACAGAATAGAACCATTTCATTACATCCTCCGAAACATAACTATGAGCATGCATTTTTTTGTTTGTAGGTCCTGCATAAAATAAGGAGACTTCATCAGGAATTTTTCCTGACAGTTGCTTACTGGCATTGGGCAAATGTTTCTTTTTTGTATCGTAAAGTTCGTTGAGTCCTACAAAAATTTCAAGAGGGACTTGATATTTTATAACTGATTGTCCAAAGAATATAGGATCAAAGTTCATTTCTTTTTCCACCATGAAATATAAATAAATCTGTCGCCGATAACTTCTTCAACTCCGTGTTCCATTTTCTGACTATTGAACACTATTACTTTACCAATTTCAGGATCGATCCTTTTCTCTTGAAGCAATGTTCTTCCTCCTTTAAAATTATCATTCAAGTAACAAATAGCTGAAAAATTATTATCTTTAAATTCTTTTCCATCGTAATGCCGGTGCATAAAACTACCATTAGGCCAATGTACGATTTGACCATAGTTTAAAATAATATTAAAATCTTTTTTAAGGGTGTCCATGAGCTGTGGAGAAGCTCCTTTAAGTTTTAAAATTGTAGTGTCTCTATACGTCTCATGATGCTGAACGTTTTTTTTAAAATTATTAATTAATGCATTGCATTCTTCTAAACTGAAAAAGTTTTTATACTCTTTGTATTTAAAACGCACTACTTCCTCAATTGTTTTTTATTTTCTGTCTTTGGTAGAAGTTCTCCTGATTTTCTAACACGTTTTAAAGTTTCTAGCTGCCCGAGCACATTAAACACTTCGGCTGGTGAAGAGGATGTAGTCAGAGTATTTTTTCTTTGTTCTAAGTTATGCATATAGGATTCAGCTTGATGGGTATTTACCTCTCGATCATCAAACTTTCCATCGTGAAATTCCTTTTTAAGTTTAGACCAAGTGGAAATTTCTTTCATTCGAGCCTTCGCCAAGCGCTCCATATCTACTCGGCCGTAAAGTTTTTCTTCCAGTTCTATCTTAGCCAGTTTCTTTTCAAATTCATCAACGTTAGGGTCCTCTTTAATTTTGTGTTCTAATTTTTCAATCTCAACCTCATTCTTTCGATACTCAAAAGAAAGTTGCATTAGGCTTTCAAAGTTGGAATTTTGTTCCCGAACCGATTGCCAGTATTTTGAGGCATTACTTCCATGTTTATTATCGGCTAAAACCGAGAAACGCATTTCGGTCTCCGTTCTAAACATTTGTTTCTTGGCCCAATTGTCCTGAAGCTCAGGAACCAACCTTTTAAATTCACTGGCTTCAGATTTATCCAGTAAAACCATAAGATGTTTGACTTGCTTATTAGCGTGAGGTTGGATATTTCTTTTTTCTTTATTCATTCTTTCTTTATTGTAAACTAATTTTATGAAGAGGTAAAGGTTACGTTTGATGTACCGTTATATCCTTTTAATTTATTGCTGGTAGTATTATACCAAACTTGTCCTTCTGTAGGATTCGCTGGATCAGCCGAAAGGACCTGTACTGCCATTCCTTTTAATGTTATATAAGTTGCCATTAGCTTACTGTCACCGTTTGAACTCCTACCGGTGCGCCATCCCATATTTCTACATTCGTATAAACGGTCGGGACAGTTGGAGGACCTTTACCAGATATACAAAGAGCCGCTGTGCCTGAGCCATTATAAAGAGCCGTGGACTCTCTAGCTAGAGCCAGAGTTCCCATCTGTGTCCAAGTTGTACCGTCAAAATATTCTGCGGTATTTGTCGAGTGGTAGTTAACTGGTGGAGAGCGATAAGTCCCCCCATAAATAACCAGTGAAGTAGTAGTTCCTGCACCTCCAGCGCTAGCCCTAGCGAGGCTTGAATCAGCAAGTTCTGTCCAAGCTGTTCCATTCCATTCTTCTGTTGTATTGCCGTAGCCTGGGGCGCCAGTAGCTAAAATGAATGCTGTAGGAGTCCCGTTATTTGTTGATCCTGGGTTTCGTTTTGCAGTAGTATTAGAGCTTATCTCTGTCCAAGTACTCCCATCCCATGTTTCGCAATTTGTTAGTTGTCCGGGTTCACCACCAGTAGCTAGAGCAGCAGTAACAGTGCCGCCTCCGCCAATACCGTTCATTATAGCATCTCTATCCGCAACTTCTGCCCAACTTGTTCCATTCCATTCTTCTGTAAGAGCATAATTTGTAGGTGCACTGTATCCACAAGTAATTAATCCTGAATCCTTACTCACTCCAATGCCAACGGATAATCTTCGTTGCGTACTGAAGGCAGTCATTGAAGCCCAACTGGTCCCATTCCAAGCGTAACTGTTGCTAGTTGCGGTAGGTGATGTTGTTGCCAGATTGCCCCCAACCATTACAGTCGATGTTGTAGTTCCAAAGCTCATGGCTGTAAGGGCTCCTGCAGTTACAGCAGTTCCTGATGCCCATGCTCCGGCACCAACGCCATCAAATTTTAGTGCATTGGAAGTAGTGTTGTACCATAGTTGACCCAGATCAGTAGTTGGATCGGATGATAAACTTCTAACTTTAAAACCTTTAAGTTCTTTGTATGTAGCCATTGTTAATTCCTAGGGTAATGTATATTTTACAGATCGAAAAAGAAGTTCATAACCAATTGCAGGTGCTTTTTCCGATTCCGGTAAAGCATCCCAGTCAGTTTGTCGTTGTTCAGTTATCGCATCAACAATTGCTTGAGCTTCAACAGCTGTTTTAGTAGTGCCGCTTACTCTGTTGATCCAGGATACGCCATGAGCATTATTGCCTACAGCCCAAACGTCACCATCATGACCAGACAGATAAAACTTGTTACGTTCTTGATGGGTAAAAAATCCCTTACCATAATTAGTAGCTGTACAATATAAATTTGCCATACTTTCCTCTTTAACTTGTCGTTACAGTTTTAACTGTATATCCACCATCATCAACTACTATTTTCCAAACATTGCTGGCAGAATTATACCAAATTTTTCCTTCATTATCAGCGTTGGCAGCGAGATCACTTCCCAAGCTTTCAATCAATATACCCTGTTCTTGTCTATAAGTAGCCATTATTTATCCTTTAATAGCCAACCTTGTGTCGCTCCTGAATAAGCAAATGTAAAAGCTGACCGTTCAACGGCAGATGTCATTGTCGTATCTGCGGATTGACCTTGTATCTTTTCTCCACTAGCAGGCGTAACTGTTAAATTATTTGAATCAAATGTTCCTGCATAATCTACCAAGGTAACTTCATCTCCAAGTGTTCCGCCGGGTAATGTTACATTACAAACATTATATGTAGTATCAATAAAATATCCATTACCT